AAATGTATCTAATGAAATACCAGGTAAATTAGTAATGGAAGGTAGATCTATTGCTTCTAGCATTAGTTCTAATGATGTTACAGCTATAGATGCTTTGAACTATGGTAATGGATTATTACATACAAACTTAGATAGAAACTTTGGTGCAGCTGGTATTAATGAAACTGAGTATTTATTTATTAATGATAAGACTGATAGTATAGTTCGTATATATGATGTTACTAATAGTGCAGCAGAAGCTACAACTATTGACTATGGTAATACTGCATCATTAGTAGAGATGTACTCAGTTGATGGACAGATAAGAGTTGTACCTCATTATGGTAATGCAGGTAATACTCCACAGGTTTTAGGTTATTATAACTTTGATAGAAACTTTGGATATACTACATCTACATCACCTATAAATAATTCTTTATCAAATGTTTATATATCTAGTGATTTACATATAGCACCTATAAAAGGTGGTACTAATAGTAATGTAGCATATGAAACAGATAAACTATACAATAAGATGACACACTTTCATCCTGATAATGACTCTGAAATATTTATGTTAGATGTACAAAGTACTGGTACTTATGCCATGGGAACATCTGCAAATGTAAATAAAGTAGAAGTAACTGCTGTAGAAATGCATGATTTATTAGAGGGTTATCTAGACAATGCAAGCGGTTACACTTCTGATGGTAAAGGTTCTATGGCAGTTATAGCATATTTTAGAAATGATGTTAATGCTGATGACGATACAACTATTAAACCTAAATCAGGCAAAAGATATGGGTTATGGGCATCTAAAGTATATTCTAATTATGATAGCGATACAAATAAATCAGAGTCTGTTGCAGTATATTTAGGTAATGTATATCAACATGTATCTGTAGGAGGAAGCAGTACAGATGTAGCACAAAAATTATATTTTGGATTAACAGGTCGTATGGGCGATAAAGATCCTAGATATTCTGGATTTAAAATATACTATGCCTTAATGGACGGATTTCAAGAAGGTGTTGCTGTTGATAATTCTACTAATATAGGAGTAAAATATTTATTAGCAGAAGTAGATTTTGCAAAAGGATTACGTTATGCTGGTAGTAGTACATATCAATTTTTATTTCCATACACATTAAATAGTGATAAACAATGGACATGGCCTATAGCAGGTTGGGCGAGTACAGATAGATTTATAGCTGATGGTATAACTGATTTATCTATAGCAGAACCATATATCGTAGAAGGTCCTTCTGTTATAGGTGAGGCTAATACAGGATTTAAAACATCTACAATATTAAATAGAAGAGTTTATGCAGGTAATGTACAGTATTATGATAGTGAAAGAAAACTTGTAACTAAGTCTGATAGAGTATTAAAGTCATTACCAAATCAATTTGATAACTTTCCAGAAAATACTTTTATAGATGTAGAAGTAGAAGATGGTGACACTATTATTAAATTAGAATCATTAGGTAATAAACTATTACAGTTTAAAAGAAATAAATTATTTATTATAAATGTATCTAGAGATATAGAATTTTTAGAAGCTGAGTATGAACATAAAGGTTGTGAAAAAGACTATCATGTAGTTAAGGGGGAAGGTTTTGTTGCTTGGTTTAATACATATGGTGCATATATTTATAATGGACAACAAGTTATAGATATTAATTTAGCACAAAATGGACAACCAAAATTAACTAACTGGTCAACAACGCACTATCATGATAATAATGTTATAGGTTATTTACCTAAGAGTAAAGAATTAATTATAGTTAATAAAAATCAAAACATATTATTTTATGATTTAAAATCAGAATCATGGAGACAATCTAATACATTTAGTAATAGAGATATTACAAACTTAGTAAACTTTAATAATGGTGATTTATATTGGTGGCAATCAGTAGCAGGACTAAACAGTAATCCAGACACTATAGATTTAGTTAAGTGGAGTAAAACGCCTAGCACTAAAAGCGGTAGTCAAGTATTATATCAAACAAAAGAATTTGATATGGGATCTGCTGCAACTAATAAAAATTATAATACATTGTATATTAATTATAAAGAAGGTAATAATGTTAAGGTACAAGCATTTGGTACAAAGATAGATGCATCAGAAATATCATTAACTGATATGTCTGGTGGTGGAGCATTATCCTCAGGTGGCTATAAAACGACGAAAATGGCCTTTCCTGACACTTTTAAGAACTGTGTGGGGGTAGGTATAGCCTTGACTACAACAGGCACTACAAATGCGAATTTTGAAGTAAACGATATACAGATTGTATATAGGGAGAAAATGACAAGATGAGTAGATTTTTTAGTAGACAAGGTACAGTTTTAAGTAATATAGCTAGACAAAGCAATGTTCAGTTAGAAATAGAAGAAGTAAAGCAACAATTTGCTACACCAACCGAACAAGATAATGTAAGACCATCTAATACTGACGGTGAAAATGGTGATAAGAAAGTTATAGTAGAAGGTAATCAAGAATTTTTATATGTAAAAGTAAATGACAGATGGAAAAAAACTCAGTTACAGGAGGTAGAAATATAATGGCTACAGAAGCACAGAATATTATGCAAGCATTTAGAGCTGCAGAAATGCGTGATAAAGTAAAAGAAGAAGAACGTATGTTAAAGAAAGGTCCTTTAGGTTATGTTGGAGGAGTAGCAGGATTTGTAGAAGATACAACTGGTGGTGTATTAGGAGCACAAACAGCTATGAATGTATTAACAACAATAGAGAATATAAGAGATCCAAGAAGTTTTGAGACTATGGTGAGCGATATTAAAAACGAACTATCAGGTGAATTTGAAGCTATGAGTCAAAGAAGCCTACAACAATTAAAAGATTTTTATGTACAAAGCACTGAAACAGAAGTTGATTTATATAATTCAGCTATTGAAATTACAGAGAGGTAATATGATAATACCAAAAGAGATTAGTTTTAGACAAAAATTATATGAACATATAAAGCTACGTGAAGGTTATAAGAATGTAGTTTATTTAGATACATTAGGTAAACCTACGGGTGGTATAGGTCATTTATTGTCTAAAGAAGAATGTGAAAAATATGAAGTGGGAGATATATTAAATGAGAGCCTTATAAAAGAATGGTATGATAATGACATACAAAAATCTTTAGATGCTTGTAATGAACAATGTAAAATTTTAAATATACATGATATAGATTTTAAGATTGCATTAACATCAGTGAACTTTCAGTTAGGTACTAAATGGTACAGAAAGTTTCCATCAGCATGGAAAGCATTATGTCATAAAGAATATGATAAGGCTATAGATGAAGTGTTATATGCAAACAAGGAAGAAGAAAGATATTCTAAATGGTATAAACAAACACCAGTAAGAGTAAAAGATTTTATAGAAGCTATAGAGAATGTTAAGGAGAATAAGTAATGGCACAAGATAAAAAGAAATCACCTGTTCAAATAGCAGGAGAGAATGAAGCAATGGCTGCAGATAATGTTACTGTAGATCCAGCTTATGTAGCTGCAGTAGAAGCAGAAAAAGCAAAGATGGATAGTACATTACAAGCTGAAAGAATTATAGCATTAGAAGAAGCTGAGAATGCTCCAGTACCTAAGGCTCCTACTGTAGAAGATTTTTTCAAAGAAGCTAAAAAAGATGCATCAGCAGAAGTAGCACAAAAATTTAGTTTATTTGATATAGCAAAAGATTTAGGGTTAGAATTTAAACCTTTTAAAAAAGGAGAGAAGTAATGTCAGATTATGGATATACAGATCCATCTACTTTGATTGCTAATTATTCAGGTGGTGGAAGTTCTGGAGGTGGAGTCGGTTCTGCCTTAGGAGCAATAGGTAGTGCTGCAGCAGCAATTAATCCTGTTCTTGGTGTAGTCGGAGCAGTAGCAGGTTTTTTTGGTGCAAGCAGTGAAAGAAGAAGAAGACGTAGAGAAGCAAGAAGACGTAAATTAAGAGCTATAAAGAGTGAAAATTTATTAATGGGAGCAGCAAAAAATGTTCGTGAAGATTTTACTACTCAATCAAAATTTATATCAGATGCATTTGACATTCAACAAAGAGGAAATGTACAATCTTATGGACAAACATTAGACTCAGCAAGAAGTTCTATAGGTGCTAGTGGTTTAGCACGTAGTGGAGCAGCTGATAGAAGTATGTCACAAATTGTAAGTGCTTTTGAGTTAGAACAACAACGTAATCAATTAGGTTTAGCACAAGATAGATTTCAATTAGACCAACAAAGAGAAAGTCAATTAAGAGATATACAAGGTAATTTAATAGAGTTATCTGCTTATAGTGGTAGAAATATTAATATATTAGGTGCTTATCAAAATAATCAAGGAGCAATGTAATGGCGTATTCAAGTGATACAATAACAGCATTAGCACAACTAGCTAGTGCTACCAGTTCTTTAGTAGAAAAAACTGGAGAAGATAAAAAAGCAGCTAGAGACTTAGCTATTAATTTAATTACTGCACAAAGTCAAGCTAAGTTACAAAGTGCTATGGCTATAGAGCAGGCTAAATTCCAGCAAGCAATGGATATAAACAAAGAATCTTTAATTGCATTAAGAGATATACAAGCAGAGAGTATAAAGGTTGGAGATTTTACATCTGAAGCATTAGATCAAATTACTAAAGCAGGAGAAGAAACTCCAGGGTTCTTAGGTGGATTAGGACCATTTAGTGGTGCTACTGCTGGAGATGTAAAGTCTGATTATGCAGATTTTTTAGATTCTAATGAAGAGTTAATAAAAAGTAAAGCAAATAGTATTGCTGATATTATAGCTAAAAAATCTATATTAGGTAGTGATAGTCCTATAGTTCAACAAACTTTAAATGAATTAAAATCTTTAAGAGATGGTGTACAAAAAAGCACAGACTATGTAAAGACTCAACAAGAGTTTGACTTAGATACAAGACCAGAAGGTATTGGCGGAGGTGCAATAATTCGTACTATCAAAAGTGGATTTGGATTCTTGGATGATGAAAAAGATTTGCTTAAGAAAAGTAAAAAACAATTAAGACAATATGATGCATTAATAGATTTATTAGAAAACTAGGAAGTACATGACAATAAAGAATCCACAGTTACTATACCTAGATCAACTAGTAAAACAAAAGTTAATTGAACCGCAGGTATATTTTAATAGACTAGAATTAGCTTACAGAGCTGACCCTACTTCTTTTACAGAAGAAGAGGTAGACTATATAGAAAAACAATTCAAGAAAGTAGACTTAAAGTTTAATAGAGATATAGCAGCTGGTGAAGCTAATGTTATGTCTACAGTAAATCAGTTTACTTCTGGATTAGTAGAAGGTTTTACTACACTTGGTTGGTCAGAAGAACCTGATACAACAGTAGAATCTATTGCTAATAAGTTAGGACACTTGATTGGTTTTGCTCCTGATGTTGTTGCATCATTTCTTTCTATGGGTCAGTATGTACCTATAGCAGCTGCTAAACGTGCATCATTTGTAGGTAGAGCGGCTACTCAAGCGGGATTACAAAAAGCTGGTGCTGCTGCACCTGGTTTCTTACGTAAAGAAATAGCACCTAAAACATTTACATTACAATCAATACCAATGAAAGTATCTGATTATGTTGTAGAACAATCAAAAAATTTCTTAGGTAATTCTAGTTTAACAGCTAGCTCATATTTTAGTAGAGGTATATTAGCAAATCCTAAACTAAGAAACATAGGAGAGCAAGGTGTACATCTTGGTGTAGCATTAGGAGTATCAGCATGGAAAGATGGTCCAAAGGGTATGATAGACTCTGCTATGCATGGTGTTGCAGCTGGTGCATTGTTTGGTACTATAGGTAACTATGTTAATGTAGGTAAACTATTTCAAAATCCTAGAACAAGAAAATTTGGTGAAGCAAGAATACGTGAGGCTGCTGCAGAAGTAACTAAGAATGCATCAAAAGAAGAAGCTATGAACATGATTGTACGTGGTACGTTAGGTTCTGTAGCACAAGGTGGTATGTCTACGATGCAAGGATTACCTGTACCTGAGCAGGTATATGAATATATGTTAGGTGCTTTCTTTGGTGCTACTACTAAGTCTGCAGGTTTTGCTAATAGAACTAAGTTTATAATGAAAAATGATATTAAGAATTATGATTTATCTATGTCAGAGAAAGAAGCTATTACAGTTGCAAGAAAAGATCCAGAGTTTCAAGCATTAAATAAATCAGATCAGCAATATGTAGAAAGACATATAGCTAAGATTGTAAATGAAAAATATAATAGACATAGAATTATTATGGGTGACTTGCAAAGAGTTCCACAGATTGCAAAAGCGTTAGAAACTTTAGGATATGATCCAAACAAAATTACTAAAAAAGAATTTCAAGAAGTATTTAAACAAGTAAAAAAAGATGAAGCAGTAAAAGATATAGAAGCAACAGAAAGTGTAGAAATAAAACAACCTGAAGTAACTGAGACTGGTATACCTGTTGAAGCTATGAGAGCTGAAGTAAGACCTGAAAAAATTCAAACATTAAAAGAAGAAGTATTAAATGATAAGATAGATGTATCATTCAGTGAAATGCAACAGATTGTTAATAATAGAGATATGAATGAAACTAAAGTAGGTATTAAGAATTTAGATTTACAAAAAATTGCAGATGATATTAGAGGAATAAAGATTGGTAGAAATGTTGATGAAATAAATATTACAATAGCACAGTTAGCTAGAGATAATGATTATAATTTAAATAATGTTAAAAAAGCTATAGTATCAGAATATAAATTACCAGCAAACTTTTTTGCAACTACTAATATAAGACATAATAGATTAGGTAGTTATTTAAAACTTAAAAAATATTTTGATAAAAGACCTGACTTTGAAATTGATTTAACAACTCCTACATTAGGGTTTAAACAAATACCAGAAAAATCTATGGACGGTAATAAGCCAGTAGGTGGTGATAGGACAGAAACAAAATATAATAAAACATTTCCTACAAGTGATGTTACTGGTACAATAAT